TGCCTGAAAGCGAACAACCGCTTCTGTAAGAACTGGGTGGAACACACCCGATGCCCCCTGCCAAGGCTGGCTACGTTCTTCAATCTTCATACCCAGTAAGTCTAAACCCTTAACATAAGCCCTTGCCCAATCACGTCGGGACTCACGATCAGAATCAAAATCTGTTACAAGCTCTGATGCCATTGCCTGTAGGGTCGCTTCTTCAATAAAATCTGCTAGGTTTGCGTCGTGTTCTGGCCCGATAATCTGTTCAGTAAGGCTTCCTTCAAAGTCGATGATCATGCCGCCATCTTCTGTCTCAACAGAAATCGCGTCAGGATTTACAATCTCAACTTCAACGTTATCAACTTCTTCTACAATATCTTCTGGGTTTATACCATTTGGATCAAATGGAGTCATAGGTTTTTCAATAGCCATTACGTCCTCACATAACTCATTAAATATATTATAGCAGATACTACCACTGTACGTCTAGTGGCGAGACAGTCCATAGGGTGGGGAGGAAACTGTCTCGCCGTGAGGCACGATGGGAGAATTGTACCTCAACCACAGTATAATCAGAAAAAAGAGGCCATAAAGACCTCTTAGTTAAAAAGGAGCAAAAAATGAAAAAACCATCTTTGTATTTGCAGCGTAACACAAAGAAGTGTAATCTGTAAACAAAAGGATGCGTTATGGAAATTTCTGTACCCATTATATGGAATATCGTTGTTACATTAGTTGTAGCGCCTATGGCGTGGTGGATAAACCAAATGAATAGTGAGTTAAAACGACTCAATATCTTGCTAAACATGACGCGAGAGAACTATATTAAACGTGAAGATCATCAATCAGAGATGTCTAGGGTGGTAGACCATCTGGTTAGATTGGAAGGAAAGATAGATAAACTAGCAGAAAAGGTCTGAAGACGGGAGATATTCGGTTAGGGTGTTGTAATCGATCCAGTAAGTTGCGTTATGATGGCTACAGGGGCATTCAAAGCCCTAAAAGGCGCTATAGGTGCGGGTAAAGACCTTCAGGATATGACAGGTCAGCTTGCAACATGGGGTAAGGCTTTCTCAGATTTCACTAATCTAGAAGAACGAGAGAAGAATCCACCTTGGTGGCAAAAAACTTTTAAAGGTTCCGATGAAGAGACGGCACTAGAAATATTTGCCAACAAGAAAAAAATGGAAGAAATGCGAAAAGAGATAAAGGATCATATCTCTTGGAACTATGGCCCTAAAGCTTGGGAAGAAGTGTTGCAGATAGAAGCACGTATGCGTAAACAACGCAAAGAAGAACTGTATAAAAAGCAAGAACGCATAGATGCGGCTATTAACTTTACAATAGGTGCTGTTGTTTTTCTAATAGGTGGTGGGATTCTATTCACAATTTTTTATTTCTGGGGTCAATACCAAGGTAGGTGGTGACATTAATAGAAAAGGAAGATTACCGCTGGGCTGCATACAGTGACACAGGGCAACTTCTTATTATATGTAGAGACAGACGTATAGCAGAACGCTACGCTAGTAGTATTCTCTCTTATGATAGTAAGGAGCCTCGTCCTCCCACTCGTCAGTCGGAAGACGAATAAACCCACCCTGACGGAAGCGTAACAGCGCCATGACGGTACTATCAACCAAGTCATCATTAGACATAAACGGAAATCCCGCTATCTCCTCGACCAACTCATCTGCCCAACGGGTGGCTGGCACCCATGCCATGCCCGATGCGATGATATCTGCCACAGAATTAAGCCTTGCAAGCTTGTCACCCGTGCCACGGTGGGGTGTATACTCCTGTACAGGTAGCCCCATACGCCTCATTTCCTGGTAAATAGCCGTTCCGGCGGACTTTTTCTCCACAATGAACGCATCTGGCTCCCATTTTGTGTATTCTTCCATGGAAAGCTGCTTCAATTCGGGAAATTCTAGCCGTTTTTTGATAGAATCCAGCAAAATTAGGTGATGTGCGTTCTCATTCTCGTTAAAAAACACGCCCCACGTGGTCAATGCGGTGTAATCGGCGCGATTATGCTTTTCTGCGGCTGCATCAAGCGACATAATCACATATTCTACGGGCGGAGGCTCATCTTTAGGCCATCTCCCCCACCATTCACGCTTAACTATCGACGCTTCTTCCGCTGTAGGCTTTTGTTGATACTGTGAGTTCCACTGAAACACAGGCATAGACGCCTTTGTACGCTCCAGAGCCGCCAAATCAAAGAACTCAGGCCACAATGGCTTCATAATCGGCTTACCATCGTCATCTTCAGCATCTAAAAGAGCGGGAAACTCTACAATCTCGTACTGATCTGCCAGTTCATTCTTCACCATGTCCTTAGTCACACGCCCCGTGAGGTCATCCATGTGCCAACGTGTCTGTACTATCGCAACTCGACCACCCGGCATAAGACGGGTACGTGCACCAAAGGTGAACCACTCGTATGCTTTCTCGAACACTGAAAAGTTTCCGTTAATGACATCTTGCTCAGAGTGGGGGTCATCGACGAGCAGGAGGTCAGCACCCCGCCCAGCAAGAGCAGAACCAATACCACACGCAAAATACTCACCTCCAAAGTTTGTGTTCCATCTACCTGCCGACTTACTGTCTATGGCAAGTGATACTTCTGGAAATATCTCTTTATACTCATCCGTAGTTATTAAATTTCTCACTTTCCGCCCGAAGTCCACCGCTAGGTCTGTGGTGTGTGACACCATCATCACCTTCTTTCCTGGGTTCCGTCCAAGGAACCAAGCAGGATAAAATATACTTACAAGCTGTGACTTGCCGTGACGGGGTGGGATGTTGACACAGACCCTGTCCTTACTCCCATCCTCCAGTGCCATGAGCTGATCTGCCAGTATGCGGTGGTGTCGGCCTACCTTGTAGTCAGGCTGCATCTTCTTACAGAACTCTATCAGGTCATCTCTTGTCCTCTGTAGAGTATCTTCTTCCTCTAACCTACGCATCATTCTGTCCAGAGACAGCAGTGATGTCTCGCTAGACGAGTCTAACATAGCCAACATTTCTTCGTATTCGGCTTTAGTTACTTTCAACATTTGAGAGTCCAAGCTCTTTATCCACGTCTATTGGGCCATCATCTGTTATATCTTCGTAGTCAATGTCGTCTATGACCTCAACCATCCTAGATAACTTCTCACGTAGTTGCTCACGTAACTCATCTGTAGACTGATGTGTAACAGTAACTTCCGTCTTTTCTGTAAACAGACCCACATCTCCTATCTTACCTAACAACTCTAACGCACGAACTCGTATACGGGAATCGGCGTTGTCGCTCTCAAGAATCAGTTTGTTTGTCACAAAGTTCCTCACGTCGGCTGCATCCTGTACAACCCTGTGACTAAACTTCTTGAGCATATCATTTGCCAATACGATCTCGGCGGGGGTCATCCGTGCCACACGTTTTGTCGTTGCCACTGACGATGTTTTCTTTGGATCTTCTGCATATGCTGTAGTCAATGCAGATGCCGTATCTTTAGCTTCGTTGTTTATATCTACCTGCAACCCATACTCAGACAGGAAGTTTACCGTCTCGGCAGCAGCTTCGGTGCGGTCTTGCAAATCATCTAACTCATGCTGAATCGGCGTTGTTTTGATCGGTATGTCAGGCTCTGGTTCGATATGTAATGTCATGTTTAGTCCCACCTTGTTTGTTTTATTATAGAAAATTTTTTTAATATATCAATCTGGGACTCCTATTCTATTTTTTGAATATGTAAGGGGGGTGGGGGTACGAACTGCGCCGAAAAGGGGTGGGGGGTACTAAAACTCGTAGAAAATGAAATTATTTGTGCAAATCTTTATGTATATAACAGCCGTGCGCACGCGCCTAGGAGGGGGGATGGGGGTAGGTGGGGTCGCTAGATATAGACACGTTTGCTTGCGTTGTGTCACGTTTCGCGTATAATGGTTTGCATCAAGACGGAATGATCCGCTTGTGTTAGCCAATCGGCTAACTCTTTAAACAGTCTAAAAAGGAAAAACATTATGACTGAACTATCTTTGACTAAAGCGTTCCAAGCGAACGTATCAAATGCCGTTATGGCGCAAGTTAACTCTGAGACCGCTGAGGAAGACCGCATTGATATGGCGGTAAAAGTTTGGCATCAACTAAATGAAATGGGTGTTGATAACGTCGAGCATTTATTTGCGCCTAATAAAAGCGAAACTAATAATATGTGGAAGGTGGCATACAATACGACGTGGGAAGCAATCGCAATCGATATGTATGGTGCTAAAATACTTAAAGCACTAAAAGACGTATTGGTTGCACGTGAACAGCCATTGGTTGTAAGCGGTGGTCGCATGAAAGGTATTGAAAAGACTAAGATATATCTTGCTCAACAAGTGGGTAAACGGCTCAGTAAAATGCGTAAAGATATTAAAAAGTATATCTCAACATTAGATGCGTCGGGTAATGAAAAGCCTAAAACTGAAAAGGCGGTTAATACTGATCTTGATCGCACGTTAACTGCATTGGCTACAGTTATTAATCAGATGAATAAGAAAAAGCCTGACGACAGTATTAAAGCTGACGTTCGGGCAATGTTCAAGAATATGAAACCTGAAGATCTTTTCGTTCATATTTCATCAGTAATCTAATCAATCAACGGTGTTAGCCTGACGGGCTAACACCTACTTTAAAACAAGGAAAAACAATTATGAAAAAGCATACTCCTAAAATAAATCCTGATCTAAAAATTCGGGAATATATTGACGACGCTAAAATGACCGCTGCACAAATCGTGCATGATATTGAAGC